CACCTCGCCGAAGGCCGTCCGCGCCGAGCTCGGGCGACTCTACGAGGAGGGCGTCCTCCCCCACCTCGAGCGGGGAGCGGGGAGCTCGCCTACGAAGTACGCCGTCCCCGACTGCCACTGCGACTACTGCGGTCATCGCGTGTAGACTCCGATGTACCCGCAGCGGCAGTCCGAGCGGCCCTCGCAGTTCGGGTCGGGGAGCGGGGGTAGTTTCAACTCGCCACCTACGACAAACGAGGCCACGTCGTAGGTGTCGCCGTCCGCCGCCGCGCACACATCGCACCGGTTCGAGTCGGGGATGCTCGACCGGATGACCTTGTTCGGGACTGGGAGGTCCATCGCAGGGGCCGAGGCATAGGCCCCCATCCGAGAGGCCGAGGCCACCATGTTCCGCGCCCCCGCGGCCTCCTTGACGAGGCCTGCGATCGTGATCCGAGTCACGAAGTTGTCGAGGTCACCGCCCGCGAGGATCGCCGCCTCGACTTCACCCTGGACACGGTCCGCGATGACCTCTCCGGCCTTCTGCGTCGCCGCAGCTGCGGTCGCAAACTGGGCGTTCGCCGCCGTCGTCGCCGCCGCCGCTCGAGCTGCTACCTCGGGGGTCTGCGTCGCCGCCGTCGCTGCGGTCCCAGACCGAACCGACCGCTTGATCTCGTCGAGGACCTCGGCCTCCGTCGCAGACCGCAGCGTCCCCGCCGCTCCTGTCAACGCCGCCTGGTACTCGGCTACGAAGGTCGCCCAGATCCGATCCCGCTCGCCCGCTTGCCAACCGTCCGCGAGACCCGAGATCACCGCTTGCCGATGACGACCGGAGATCTCGTCGATCACTACCGCGAGGCGGGCGTCGAGGTCGTTTCGAGTCTCCGCGAGGGTGACCCAACCTACGACCGTCTCCTCGAGGCGGAGTTCTCTGTAGGTCGTGAACGGAAGGCCGTCCCCTCCGACTACGAGGACCCCTTCTCCTTCGCCGTCGCCGAGGTCACCGCCGAGCTCGCCCAAGGTCGAGGCCGTACGGTGGGCGCGGGTAGCGTACCCCACGAGGAGCGACCGAACCCACGACCGAGCCGCGTCGCCGCCCCGCAAGGCGTAGGCGTGGAACGAGGGGCCGCCGTCCGCGAAAGACTTGGAGGAGGAGTGGCGCGGGTAGACCTTGGAGAAGTAGTCCGCGAGACCGAGGACGCGAGACCACGCGAGACGCTTGCCCGCCGCGAGGTCGCGAGCGAGCATCAAGGCCTCCGAGTCCGTCGTCCGAGACTTGCCCGCGAGACGGTGAGCTGCGATCGCCTCCGTCGCCGCCTTCATTACCGAGTCGGGGACAACGACCTCGGGGTGTTCGCCCAGTGTCGCCGCGAGGGTTGACGCCTCGGACGCAGAGAGCGAGGGTGCGACGGGAGCGAAGGCCGACGCCTCGCCGATCGCTGCGGGAACCTCGACGTTGCCCTCGAGGACAACCTGCGGGGTCGCGACTGCGGGGACGCCTTCCGCCTGGGCGACTGGGACCGCCGGAGCTGCGACCGCCGGAGCGACTAGCAGACCCGCGAGCCTCGTCTGGGCGTCGACGAGTTGACGGGCGACCGGCTCCGCGAGGCCCGAGATCGTTAGGAGGATGACAGCCGCCTCGGGCGCGATCGGAGTCGCCGAGTTCGGGGAGAGCATACCGAGTACCGTCGTTGCAGTCGTCGCCGTCGCAGCTCCAACCGGCTCGGGGAGGTCGGCCACTACCTCGACGGGGAGCTCGGGCGCACCGATCACACGACGCGCCCACTTCTCGTCTTCGGGACCGCGAGTGAGGAGACCCGCTTGGATCCCGTTGACGTAGGCCGCCCATCCGTCGAACCCAGTCGTGAGTTCGGCCGACTGGACTTGGAGCTTCGGGAGGCGACCCTCGTAGCCTACCTGGTTCGCGAGCCAACGGAACATCCCGCGAGACTGTCGGTCGAAGATGGAGTTGATCCACGCCTTCGCCTTGCGACCTTGCGCCCCGTCCAACGTCTCGGCCATGGCCCGCGACCCAAACTGCGTTATCCCCGCGAGAGGGGCGTTCAACTTCTTCTCGATCTGTCGATCCCAGTACTCGAGCTGCGAGACCACGTCGGGGGGTGACCCGCTCGGGTACTTCATCTCGACCGAGACCGCCTGCGGCCGGAGGATGTACTTCCGTTGGCCGTCCTGGAACTGTTGACCAAACTCGTTGAAGGCCGCGATGTCAGCCTCGCCCACCGAGGGCTCGTAGGCGATGTCGAGGAAACCCCAAGCGAGTTGGTTGTAGACGCCCGCGTTGATCGCGATCTGCTTCCAGAGCTCGAAGGGTTGGACGCAGTCGCGGAGGATCGACCGGCCCTCGAACTCGCCCGCGCCCGCGAACCCGTGGACGGTGTGGACGAGTTGGTCCGCGTCGAGGTCATCGTAGCCGTTCGGGGTCGAGAACCGAGCTCCGCCGAACAGGTAGCCGTTAGGCTTCCAGAGCATGATCGCGTTGTGGGCGACTGGGTACCACTCGACCGAACCGCCGGAGAGCATACGCGGGAACATGAGGCCGAACCCCATAAAGGCGTCGAGGAGCGGGTACGCCCAGAGGGCCGTCTCGCCCTCGACCATTCCGTCGTAGACGACCGCGTCGTCTATGCACGCCGTTTGACAGAGGTCCATGAAGGCCTTCTCCTCCGTCCCCGGCTCGTGGCGGTGAGGCCACACGATCTCCTTCGGGAGGGCCGCGCCCTCGGTGATCGCCCAGTAGACCGCCGAGGCGATCCCGACGTGGGTCGTCATCATCTCCTGGAACTTGCCTTGGAGGCCCGCGATACCACGTCGCTCAGACGGGATAAACGAGAGGTTCGCGTCCGCGTCTGGGAGGCCTCCTCGGTAGTTGCGAGCTCCGATCAGATTGACCCGCTCGGTCACCTGGGCGGTCGGGATCTCGCGGCCTTGGGAGTCAAGGATCGGGCCTCTTACCATGTCGTCGCACCCTTCGTCACCGTCGCAGTCCCGAGGGTAGCAACGCGGCCCGCAGGGCGGACCCCTAGTTTCTCTGCCCCATACCACGCGAGGGCGTGGGCGCAAACGGTATCGTCGTGAGACCCCGAGGGAGACCCGTAGACGACCCGCCCCGCCTTGACGTCGTACTCGAACGCCTCGAGCTCCGCCCGGTGGACGCCGTCGAGGACCGTCGTTCGCCCCTGTTGAAGGGCGAGAGCGAGGCCCTCCATCAAACCCTGTTTCGAGGCCGAGGAGAAGATGAAGGGCTCCGCCCAGACCCTCGCCGCCGTGATCTGTTCGCCTACCGCGTCGCCCACTCCCGTCGCGTCGTAGAAGACGCACGCCTTCGACCCCTTGCCTACCAGGCGGACGACTTCCTCGACGAGAGCCCCATACGATAGACCATGCCAACGGTGGAACTTCGCGACCCGCCGGTGACCGTCGAGGCCGATGAGGACCGCCCAGTCCCGCTTGCGGGCGATGTCGAGACCCCAGACCCGGACCGAGTCGCCCGAGGCCCGCCCGTTGCCAAGCTCGGCGCAAGCTCGGATCGCATCAATGCCGAAGGGGTTCGCCCCGTCGTCTGCGGGCTCGCAGTAGTAGAGCTCGCGGAAGACAGCCTCGGGGAGGGTCCGCCTCGCCATGGCAAGATCCGACCGCGAGAAGATACCCGCTGCGACCGCGTCGTCGGCCGTGATCCGATGGTACCCGAACCCGTCCTCCCCCGCCTCTCCCTTCCGCGAGAACTGGTAGTGGCGGTTGGCCCGACCTCGGACGTTGCCGATGCACCGGATCCGACCCCGCGTCCGAGTCGTCGTCGAGAAACAGGCGTCGACGGCGTCGTCCTTCATTCGGGAGCATTCATCCAGGACGAGAGAGTGGACGGCCGACCCGTAGAGTGAGTCGGGGTTGTCGGCCGAGCGGAAGCTCCAACGCCGGTTCCCCGGCCCCGTGATCGCCTTCTCGGCCTTAGCCTGGGCGAACCCCGGTTGACCCCGCAGTAGCGACCACGCGAGGCGGTAGGCCATCATCGACTGTTCGTAGACGGGCGCAACCCACCAATGCTCGGTCTCCTCGCCGGAGGTCATCATTTGTCCGATCTGCCACACAATGCAACCGAGGGTCTTCCCGGCCTTGGTCGTCGACTCGATACACACGATCCGCTTGGGGTCGGTGATCGCGTCGTGTTGACGTCCGTAGAGGGCGGGGAGGTCGAGGGGTACCGACCGCACCTAGCCCCCGTCGTCGTCGTCAGCCGCGTCTGCGATGCGTTCAACACGAGGGATCGAGACCACATACTTGATCGGCTCGCCCCCCGAGGTCACGTCCACCTTCGACTCCGGCCGCATCTTGTAGATCGACTCGAGGAGCCACTGGGTCGCCTTCCACTCGCCGCGGGTTTGGACCTCCGCTCCGTTGTCCAGGCGCACCCCTCGGGCGTGTCCCTTCATCTGGTCGAGGAGCTCCGCTTGTCCCTTCGCGTGGGCCTCCTCGAGGCGGGCGACGAGCTGTCGGTGTAGTGACCCCTCGGGCGTGTTGGGGGCGGCGTTCTTCCAGTTGTGGAGAGTCGCCCGGTTGATCCCCCCGAGGAGACAGGCTCGCTCGTAGGGTAGGCCGAGAGCGACGCCCTCGCAGATTCGGTCGAGGACCTCGGGCGAGAGCTTCGACGTGTTCGGCGGGGTCGGTTTGGTCGGTTTCTTTGCCATGGGGACCTCGCGCAGGCGCGACTGTCGAAGCGGGAATCGGCTCCAAACTAACCCCACGAGAGGGGGGGCGTCAAGGGGTCGGGCGTTCCCACCTGTTCCCACCTCTCCCAGTGACCGAGCGGGAGGTCGGCCGGAGTCGAGGTCAAAAGGGGCTCGGAGCAAGATCGGCCCAAAGGGGTGGGAACAGCGGGAACAGTGGGAGACTACTGAACGCCCGTCACGTAGTCTCCCACTGTGTTCCCAGGGGGTGGGAACAAAAAGTGCCTTCCAAGTCGTTGATCTAGTTATGTTCCACAAGTTCCCACTGTTCCCACTATCCCTATATGTGCGCGCGACCCCCCTAGGCCGTAGTCGGTTGATCGGCCTCGGGGTCGGAGAGGGTTCGTCACGCCTAGGGGGTGTCCTAGGGTGGGAACAGTGGGAACACCCCCCCAAAACGGCCTTCGGAGCCGCTTAGATCCTAGCGCCGGTGCGTTCCCGCGGGGTGGGAACACTGCGGGAACAGCGGGAACAGGTCGCAGGTCTCCCCTCCCGACCCGAGCCGCGCAACGGAGAGGTCGAGAGAGGAGGATCGCCGGGAGGTTGACAAGCAACCTCGTGATCGGCGATTGTAGGCAACGCGGTGAGTGAGACCGCGACAACCAGGTGATCGGATGCTACCACAGTCCGATCTCCGAAGGCAAACGGAGAGAACATGAGTCGCGCAGACGTGGAGTCGCGGTTTCGCAAGGATGCGGAGTCGCAAGGGTTGACCTTTCCCCGAGGGGTCGAAGACGACGACAAGTGGCACACGGTCCCCCTCGAGGGGGGCGGGAAGGGTTGCTACCGCTACACGTCGAACGGGAAACCTCGAGGCCTGTTCCGCCGGTGGACGGGTGACCCAGTCGCTTGGGTATGCCCGGACGAGGACTGGGCGACGATCAAGGCCGAGGAGCGAACTGGGCGAGCGGAGTACCTCGACAACCTCGAGCGAGCTCGCCGAGAGAAGGAGGGCGCGGACGCCGCGAAGGAGACGGCACGCGAGGAGGCGGCGAAGGCCGCTCGGGCGGTCTGGGAGTCTGCGGTAGAGGCCGACCCGCAGCACCCCTACCTTGTCCGAAAAGGTGTCAAGGCGTGGGACCTTCGGATGAACTCGGACGGCGACCTACTAGTCCCGTTGCGCCGAGGGACGAACAACCTCCGAGGCTACCAGAGGATCCAAGCGAAGGAGGGAGCTCCCAAACTCTACGCGAAGGGGATGGACCGCTCGGGGACCTACCACAGGATCTCGGGGACGAGAGAGGTGATCGCAGTCGTCGAGGGGTACGCGACGGGCGCAACGGTCGCCCAGGCGACAGGGTGGACGGTCCTTTGCGCGATGGACACCTCGCAGCTCGCGACGGTGGCGATCATGGTCCGAGACGCCCTCCCCGAGTCGCGACTGGTGATCGCAGCGGACGACGATTGGAAGAAGGCCGACAACGCGGGCCTCCGAGCTGCGCGGAAGGCCGCGACCCAGGCGGGCGGAGTGGTAGTGTCGCCGGAGTTCGGCCCCGACCGAGGCGAGAAGGAGACCGACTG